GACGCTACTTCAATTTTCGGCCTTCGCGCCGCTCAACTATCAACTCAAATTATTATGGAAAAGCCCGAGGCTCAAACCGAAGAAGTCCGCGCAATTGCTCCGGCAGTCGCACCGGAGAAACCCGCCGCTGAGGTTGCGCCCGTCGCGACCCGCAGCGCCGACCAACTCGAAAACGATAAGGTCATCGAAGCCGCCCGCCTTGAAAAGCGCGCCGCTGAAATCGCCCGTCTCGAAATCGACCGTCAAACCGAGATCCGCGACATGGGGACTGAGTTCGCCATTTCCTCCGAGGACATCAAGGACGCGGTCAAGCGAGGTGCAACGGTGGACGACTTCCGTGCGGCTATCGTGGAAAAGCTTCGCGCCGGATCCGCATCTTACACCATGCCAAAAGCAACCGCTGACATTCCAGACGCCGAGGTCGGCACCCGCGCTCACACTGAAAACGCATGGGGCAACGCCGCTAAGGCCGCTCTTGGCGCTCGCGGTGCCGGGCTTCAAATCCCGAGCCGCGTTCAGGTCATCAGCGAGGGCAGGAATTACCTCACCGGCAGCGGTGGCGTGGCCTTCCACCGCTCCATGGCCGGTTCGCTCACCCTTCTCGACGTTGCCAAAAGCGACCTCGGAATCGGTTATCCTGTCATCGAAGAGGCAATTCAGATGATCCCGGAAATCGGGATCTTCCCAACTGACACCATCATCGGCGATACCATTTCGCTTTCTGTTAGGACCACCAAAGGAACGGCGTCTTTCCGCAATGCCAACGAGGGCACCACCCCGCAAAAATCCGAGTTTGAAAGCCGCGTCTTCCAGACCGGTATCGTGAGCGAGTTTATCAACGTGGACATTCAGGGCGTTCTAAATGCCTCGCGTGACCCAGGCCGATTCCTCCTCAACCAGACCGTCGCTCGGACCAAAGACGTGCTTGAGCATGTCGCAGTCCAAAGCTGGTATGGCGGCACTGCCATGAGCGCTGACACGAAGGCACCTCCCGGGCTGCTCGCTCAGTCCTCGATTGCCGCAACGCACGTCCTCGACGCGACCGGCTCGACCGCGAAAACGTCCGTCTGGATCCTTGAGCTTGGACAGTATTCGCTCGATCACGTTTACGGCAACGACTCGACATTCAGTTTCTCCGACTGGATCGAAGTCACCCATCAAGACGCTGCCGGTAAAAGCCTCCGCGTTCTTCAAAACTGGATCGAGGGCCGGATCACCCCGCGCCTCGCGAACAAAAACGCGGCCATCCGCGTCAAGAACATCGGCACCGACAGCGGCAAGGGATTGACTGACATCCTGCTCGCTCAGGCGTTCCAGAAAGCCCGTGAACTCGGCATGAACCCTAACGCTATCTTCATGACTCCACGGAGCCAGTCGCAGCTACAGGTTTCGCGCACGACCTACAATCCAACCGGTGCGCCTTCGCCGCTGCCCCAAGAATATTTCGGCGTGCCGATCTATTCGACCATCAACCTGTCCAACGCAGAAACCGTCTAATCCTAACCGGACAACATTATGAGCACTAACATCGTAAATCGCCGTAACGCCGCCGACGCGCTACTGACTGTAACCAAGGCACTTCCTGCCGCCGCCGCCGCCGCTACCTCCGACGCCATCGAAATCGGTGGCAAGGGGCCGCATCGGGAGTCGCTGAATCTCCGGGTTTCGTGGCCAATCAACAGCGTTCTGGTCGCGACTAAAACCCTGATCATCACGCTTCAAAGCAGCGCGTCTTCAACCCTTGCTGACGCGACCGCGCCTGGTTCGACTTATACCATCACCGGCGATACTGGCTTTGCAGCCGGTTACGTCGATTTTGAGCTTGGTCAGAATGTGGACGCATTCACCGGGTTTAAAGCCGCTGTCGAAACTGGGGGCGGTAGCAATATCGCCACCATCCTCACCGGCGAAATCATCAAATGATCGAATCTCTGCCATCCGTTCCGCTCAAGGGTGCATCGCCGTTTCGTTCCGGTGATGCACCTGAGGGGCATCGCGTGACGATGATTAAGCGCATCCTAGCGATAATCGAATCCGTTTCCCATGACAAGGATGCGGTCGCGGCAATCGTCGAAGATGAACGGCCCAATCTTAAATACTTCCTCACCGAAGGCCACAAAAGCGGCATCGAGGATAAAATCAAATCACTGATCGGTAAATGAGCTACGCGAGAAACGACCAAGTCTCCGCAGTTTCTGACCTGATCGCCATGGACGGCGAGGTAATTAACATCGGGGGCCGGAACTACCGGGCGCATATCGAGGTCGGGGCGAACACGATGGAGGCGTCCGAATTTGGCCTACACAGCCGGGACGAAACAATCCTAGCAACAATTATCAATCGAGGTGACCCGCCGAGGGAAACCGAATCGGCGATGAGGGGCGGCAAGAAATACCGCGTTTCATCAATCGACAAATCAGGGGAGAAAATCCTCACACTCACATTAACGAATGACTAGCACCAAGCCAGACCTTTCAACTCGAGTTGAGGATTCAATTCTTGCGGTTTTGCGTGACGCCTTCCCCGGCGTGCGGGTGGCGTCTTATAGTGATTCTGCCGATGATGAGTTCGTATCCATCGGGGTTCGCGCGGAGTCGGGCGCTGAAAATCCTATCGGAACCAATATTTTCGACGTGAGCATTGAGGTTCAATGCAAAAACCTATCCGGCATTCAGCTTCAACTTATGAGCGCCATGATCGGCACCGCTCACGCGGCTAAAGAAACCATTGAGGCCAACGCGGGCAGGTCATTCGTTATGCCGCGCGGTCAAGCCGTCGAAGTCCTAGGGGCAACTCGCATCGTCGAAGATGAAAACTCCCGGGTCGTAACACAATCCCTTTCAGCATCAATCCAACCGCTCTAACATCATGCCAACTCCAACCTACGTATCTGCCGCAGACTATCAAAAAGGCGTCGCCGCCGTTGAAACCGGAATCAATATTCAAGGTTTTGAACAGAGCTGGTCTAATGAGAGAGTGAACATTGAAAACAAAGCGGGGTCACCAACGGGCTTTGTTCACAACTTCCTGATCTCCAGCTCTTGCACGATCACCGGCGAGGTGAATACCGCAGCCCTTACCGGCGTTCTTGGCGTTGCTCAGGGTGTTGCGGAAACTATAGCAAACGGCATTGATGGCTACGGAGTCACCGCCGGGGGCTGGTATATGAATGAGATTTCAATCAGCCAGGATCGGGGATCGCTTGCCACAGCATCCGTATCGTTTGAGAAATTTCCTGACATTGCCTAAAAATGCAAGTCACCCTAATTCCGACGCATTGCCCGCGCTTTGTCGCGGCGTGCGCCGTTTGTGGAATCGAATTAGCCGAGGGAACTCCCGGCATTTCCAACACGTATTCCAAGCTCAAAAAATACGACCCAAGGGAACCGGGCGATATCCATTTTTATCTCAGCGACGGGCAGGGCGTCAACCCGCTCGCCATCGCCAAAGTATGGGCAGCGCCTGACGCCGAGCTGGCCGACGCCGCGACAATCAAATCCCGCCTCGTTGCGTGCAAGAGTCTCGACGAATGGGCGAAAATCGCGGATGACATTGAAATCTTGCACCTTACCGGAGCAGTGGCGACCATTCGCCATTTTGAGCAGGGCAAGTTTCCAATCGGATCTAAAAGCGTCTCTGACGGCGAAGAGAGGGCCGCGCAGATAATGTCAGACTTCGCGGGGCTTATGCGATCCGCCAAGTCTCGCAACGGGGCAAAGTTTGCGGCCGCATTCGACGCCAACTGGACGCCATCAATGTTTGCGTGGGTAAAGGCATGGGTAGCGCAATATCTTGAGCTTAAAGACTCTTGGAAAATCGCGAGTAAGGCAATCAAAATTGATCGGGATGACCGATTCCCTCTAATCATTCCGCATGGCAAAAACTTTCATAAACTACTAAAAAAATGGACATGAACGAAACACTGACAATCGAAGACATTGAGCGCGAGGCAGACCCTGACATGGCCGCAATGCGAGCCATGGAGTTTACATTTAGGGGTAAAACTCTGAGCCCTGTAACGAAGTTGACCTCAAACGCAGCAAGGCTAATGAGGGCGTTCCCGTTTGGGTTTGAAATGGAGTTTGCGGGCGGAGAACAGGTCATTGCGACAGGCAACGATTTTCTAGACCGCAGCGCAATCAAAGTAATGTGGCTCTTGTCAGGCGACGCGACACGGGCACGGCGGGCCGCGCTTAATCCTGATAAAGCGTTCGGCGAGGCTTTTGACTGGTGGATTGAAACTGAATGCGGAACCGATGAATACGAAGAAGCCTTCGCGGTCATCATGCAAATCAAGGCCGATATTGACGGGCTGGAAGCTACGGTCGATTCTCACGGCGGATCCGCGAACAGCGATACGCTGGGGGAGTGATCGGCTCGGATGCGGATTATGTTTCCACTGTAGCATCTGAGCTTCCCGGTATGCCGTGGGAATATTACGTTGCAGTCCTCCCGCTTGTGATCGGGATGCAGCTGCGGAACATCTCGCTGGCGAAGATTCCAAGGGTCGAACTTGTCACACCAGGGAGATCCGCGAAGGCAAGGGCGCGCGAGATTCTAGGCGATTTTGCCGAGGATTGGGAGTAATGTTAGACCATGGCCAACGACTCAGTGAGAATTAGAGTGGACACCGGCGAGCTTGAACGGGCGCTGCGGGATTACATGGCCTACACGAGCAAGACGCTACCCGAGGCGGTCGAGAAGATTGCGATCGACGTAGACTATCAGGCATACAGGCTTTGCAAGCGAACTATCTGGAATCCGACTAAATGGAGTGAGTTTGACGGCGGGCAAGGCGTAGACCGCGCATTTTTCCACGCACTCGCGACAGGAAAAACAAAGTTTGGAGTTACTAAATTCGGGGCGGCAGTAAAGGGCCAAGGCAACGAGAAGATTGCCAAAAAGATATTTGACGCGAGAACAAGGGCAACAAACTACTCGGCGACTATATTTTTAAAGTTGGCGTTCGACCTCGGCGCTAAAATCAGATCAAGGGCAAGGGCATCGAAGATTAAACACGCCAAGGCCAAGCGGGCGCACCGAAAATTTCACCCTGCCGTTATACTCACCGTCGAGGGGCTGGAAAAAAAGCACGTTGATGAAATCATTCAACCCGCTATGCAGGGCGGAATCAATGCCGTCGCCAAGGACAAGCGCGAATACATCAACCGCAAGATTGCGGAGGGCGCGAGGAGGCACTCGGGGCGGAGGCGGTGAAAATAAATCGCCGATTGCAATAAAATCATGAAAAAGCAGAAACTAGAAAAGGCGCAGGATCATTTCATTTTGCCAAAGTGGGTAAGGCTAACTGCCGAGGGAGAGCAAGTAATTCATCAGGAATACATCGCGGCGTATGATGGGCGAGCATGTCGGGAGTGGCCGTGGTTCTGTCAAATTGTAGATTACCACGAAGGCTGCGCGAGGACGAGTCTCCGGCAAAACTGGAAAACCAGAGCGATCCGAGCTTTGCTTTTTCTGGTTGAGAAAATCGCGTCGATTGAATGTCGTTAAACATCCCGCCAAAACTCCGCCTGCTTCGCCATCGCGGAAAGGCAATCCTCCTTTTCATCCTCAGTCATCGAGCTTGCTTTAAGCTGCCCGATCACAACATCGAAGATTGCATTTTGAGAGGCAAGCAGTTCGTCAATGTCGGCAAGCAGTCCCTCCGCCTTCGCGGCGGCAAACTCCTTTACCCGCGCATCTGCGACCGTCTGCCGGATTCTGGCCTCCTCAAGCGTAACTCCTTCGCCGGTATCGCCATTCCGTGACGGGGCGGGCACAAGTTGAAGCAGGATCCGCGTATCGTAGCACACGGAGTTCTTCTCACCTTCCTGCCCGGCAAGCCCCAACTGGTCGGCGCGCCGCTTTACCGTGGCTCTGTCAGCCCCGACGATTGACGCGATCTCGTTTATTGATTTGAGCATCAGCCCCCCTTATTCGGATTCGGTTACAGTTACGGGCGGCGCGGGTTTCGGCGCTCCGGTCGGATCCGATGGCAGTCCCGCACTTTCGAGCAGGGCAATATCAACCTCGTTTTGAGCCACGATCTTCTCGAAGCTCTTGCCCTTTTTCCGACAAATGTCTTGTCTCGACGTGATCCCGAGTTGAACCTCGGCGACGGCTGTTTTAATGTCATTGAGAGGATCAACCCAGTCCCATGTGCGGCCGGAAAACTCAGCGTGGTTTAGCCGTTCGTAATCGGCGATGGAATAGCCTTCAATCTGCCCCATCAGCAGCGCCATACGAAGCCAGCGGGCCCGGATCGGCATCTCGTGGCATTCGATAAACCACTTGCAAAGCATCCGCCAGGTATCGCGCTCCGAAAGAGTCCCCTGTCTAATCGATGAGTATGACACCCCCTCCAAGTCTTTAGCGAGTGTATTATAGTTCAAATAAATACCCGCGCTCACGCCTCGCAGAATTGCCTTTCTGAAATCAGGGTAATCCGCATTAGGATGCGCGGGATCGATCATTTTCGCCGTCACACCTGCGGGCAAAGTCTCGAAAGCACCCGGCGAGGATGGCGCCAGGATATTACCCCGCCCATCATCGGCTCCGGTGTATTCGGAATCGCCCGTGGTCTCGAAAAAGCCCAGCTTGTTTGAAGACACGCGGGCCGCGATAACTTCCGATTCCTCATACTTCCCGAGGTGGCGCAACCTGAGCAAGACAGGCGCAAGCCATGAGAAGCCCTGAGACTGCGATACGCGCTTACTTAGGAACAGGTGGCACAGATTATCTGCGGGAACCTTGAACGTCTCATGGCGGGCGTAAATCGCGCCCCGGGGGTCGAGTTTATCCAAGTGGTAGGCTACCGGCTCATCCCATTCGTCGTATTCAATCCCCATATGAATCCGCTTGGCGGGGTCATTCGTGCGCGGGTTTAGGGCGTCAATCTCAAGAGCTTGCACCATGAAGCCAAACTCGTTTTTTTCGATGCCATCAACCAGTCGGGACAATGCCCCGCCATCACGGGCAACGGCTCGCACAGTGGCACGGGCGAGCATGGCGCGGGAATACTGCCGGGTAACGTCAAACTTTCCGCGCTTTGAAAACTCCTCATACGCCTGATCGACCTTCGCGCACGCGCTGACATCGAGCTTGTCGGCGACCCCGCTCTTGTTTCTGGCGTCCGCTTTGCGGCACATCGACTTTACACCAATCCCATGCTCCCCTACGATATT